GTTGGATGTGATGCACTCAAAAGAGGAGCGCCGTCACCACCATTCACAGTTGTCGCGGTATTCAAAATGTTAGCTGCTTTGATCTCTTTAGTAGAGGCCATTGAGCGAGCCAACGCTTTTGTATAGCGAGAAGCAATCGAACCATACTGGCCGTCTTCTTCAGCTTCTTCAGTGATTGAGAAAGCCAAAGCGATTGTTTCGTGCTGATAACGCGCAGTCCACTGTTGAGAGGCCGCGTCATAAGAAACCGCAGAACCCTCTGATTTTGTTGGAGCATTTCCAAAACCGGCGAGGAGGACATCTTCTTCAAACGCTTTTTGCGAAGTGTTTGATTCAAATACCGCCTCATATTCGGCTGGATAGCTGTCATATTCGAGTCCGAAAAGAGTATTCAGACCCGGCTCAAGCATTTTAGCAAAATTTGCTCTATTCATAGCCATTGTTTATACCCTCCTAGATACCAGCACTGTCTTTAAGAAGATGCTCATTGATAAGCACTTCCATGACAGCGTTAGCTCCGAATGCATTCTCTGGTGAAGATACCAAAGAAAGAATTTTACAAGAAGCAGCACTTGCCGCCATTGTTCCACTCAATTCGAAACCTGATTGACCAGTCGTTGTGGACCCAGCGCCAGCAACAACATCAGCACAGTTGCCGATATTGGTCTGAGCAGGGGAACCCGCAGACTGAACTTTAAACACAGTATATGGACAATCATATACATATGCGATGATGTCAGTGGCTACTGTGCCTGACGGCCAGTATTCACTATAGACGTAAGAACCGTCACTTGCTGTGTAAGACACACCCGCAAATACACCAATGTTGTTAGCTTCTGTGGCCGTATGTGGCGTAACAACCCCATCTGCTGTGAGAACGCAGAGATCACCTGTGAAGATGTTTTCTGCAAGACCACTTGTGATAGTGTATTGGTTAGTGCGAGGTGCATTACCGCTCATGTGACGAACTGGGATAAACCCAAAGGCTGCATCTGCATTTGCCATTTTTCGCTCCTTTTAGCGTTAATTAGTCGCTTGCGGCAGAAAGAGATCTGCCACGACTTGTTTCAGACTTCCGCTCTTGATAGATTGGTTGTCCACTACGCCGTCCTAACGCATCAAGATCCCCTGCAATCGATTCATTTTGCTCTTCGTTTTTACCAGAATAATAATCTTGCTTTTGAGCATTAATTTCTTCTGGCATTTCGCAAAGCAACATGCCTTCAATTCCAATTGATCCTGCCCACTGGCCATGATTGATAGTTGGGTACAACTTACTTTTCACAGTGTCAGCAGGGCGCGGTTCCCATCCTTCACGCATACGTTTGTACACGTTGTCTGGGCTTTCCTTACCCTGAATCGAGGTAGCAACCCACCTTTGGACATAGCCGGGACGTGCTTCGGGGGCGTCCAAAAGTGATGGTGGTTTCCATGCAGTCATTGGACGAGCTTCCTCATCACGCACAGAATTTCGAGTTTGGTTTGCACGAACATTTCTTTTCTCAGACATTACTGGCTCCTTTGCTGACGCCGAATTTCGGCTTCGTATTTTTTAAGACCTTTTTCATCATTGATTCCAAGTTCTCTAGCCATTCTGAGTTGTTCTTGCGACATCCTCACTCTATTGCCCTTGTAACTGGAAGAACCGCCTGTAGTTGGGGCGACTGGTGGTCTACTTTTTGTTCTTGCCTTACTTGGACTTGCTCCTGAAGATAGCTCAGGAAACATTTTTTGTAAACGGCTGTTTAAAACTTGATAATATTCGTCCGAATTTTTGTCATAACCCTCCAAGTCGAGTTGGACATCAATTGAACGCGCAGCCGCTGTTTCTCGCTCAAAGCCTGCGGCATTGAACCAGTTATTTGCTTGCCACCACTGCATAGCTTTTTGTGGTGCTGGATTTTGTGCAGCTTGTTGTGCGCGGCCCACTGTCGGTGATGCTGCTGCACGTTGCTGCGCTTGCTGACGTTGCATCTCTGCGATACGCATAGCCGCTCGCATGTCGGCTAATTGCTCTTGAAACGCTACTTGCGATTTCGTGTCACCTTCCTCCACAGCTTGTTCAAGAGCTGCTTTGGTTTGGCTATAACGCTGATTAAACGCTTTTTCAGCCGACTGCTGAGATCCATGCTCCAATCTTTCAAGGCGTTTTTGGAGCTGTGCATTTTGCTCCTGAATTTGCCTAGCTTGGATTTCAGCTTCTCTGCGCTGGTTGACAAGTTTTTGAATACGCTTTTGAACCTTTGGACCATAATCGTCATCCTGTTTAGCCTCTTCAGCTACATCTTTAGCTTCTTCCTTGGCTTCTTGTACAGGTTCATCAACAACTTCGATTTCAAATTCTTCTGGCTCACCTTTAGCCTTTTGAATTTCGGCTTCGATTTCTTCCAGAATTTGTTCTTTTTCTGCCATCATCTCATCCTACATATGCTGCGACCTCAACTCCGTCTGGCAAGATCGATGTGATTTCATCATCGTTTAGCAGAAGGAACTTGACGCCTTTTACAACAATTTTTTGACCAGCGTATTTACCATAGGTCACGCGATCACCAACCTTTGGACAAACCTCAGACCGCCAACGCTGGCCTGTGTCTCTGTCACGATACGCTAAGTCACCCAAGGCGCAGACTGTGCCATGAGCTGTTAGGTATTCTTCGTTGTCTTTGGATGATTCTGGCAGCAATATACCGCCTGATGTTTTTGTTTTTGCCTGATTAGGCTGAACTAAAACTTTCCAGTTTAAAGGAACTGGTAATTGATGAGATCCAATTGTTGCATTGGTTTCTTCATCTGTAAATATTCTATCATGCTGATGAGACACGCTATACATCCTCCTCATTAAGAGATTTTAAAGTTTCGCGGATAACCTCAGAGGCTTGCATTAAGCCTTCTGCGATCCCTACGTTTTTTTGATATGCATTGAAGTCGGATAACCGACCATCAACCATACTCTCAGCTATTTCCAGCCGTTTTGTTTCCAGATTTTTTCTGATCTGTTGGAGCAGATCGCTTGTGGTCATCTTTCACACCTCCTGACATTGAAACGCCAGTGACATGAACTTCGACAACTTCAGAGTTTTTTTGTTCTGGCATTAATACGCTTTCTTTTTAGGCTTTGCCTTTTTCTTCTTTACCTTCTTTTTGACAGACTTCATAGGTTTCTTTTTGCCATAGTTCATTTTTTGTCCTCCTTTAGACATAAGTTTACCAAAACTTGCTCTATTCATCGTAAGTTTCGTCTTTCAGCTTGCGATTTGATGCTTCAAACAGATTGGTGTATTTGTCGCCTTTTATAGCCGCGTCAGGATCTGCTGCTCTTGCTGCTGATAGTTCGTTATATGGCACTGATTGTATTGCAGCAGGCTTATTCATTAGCTTGCTTGCCATATTACCAAGGAACTTTCCTATATATGGGGTCGCCTTAATTGCACCCATCATTGCCGCTGTTACAACGCCAGTGCCAACTGCCATTGGTGCAATCTCTTCCTTGCCTGTCTGTATTCTTTGCTCTGCGCTTTCACCTTCTCCAGTGCCGCTTACAAATCCACTCAGGCCACCGATCCCAGTTCCAAATGCAACATTCGGCAAAACCTTACCGCCGACTACTCTGGTTATTGCCGCTGGAGCGCCAACTGAAATTGTTGGCAGCATACCTAAACCACTAGATGTTGTGTATTCGGCTGGATAGTTTTCCTTGAACGCAGCTTGCTCTTGGTTGATTTCGCTGTCGATCTCTTGGAAAGTCTTATCGCTAAACGGCGCTCTTATGCCAGCTTCGATCTCACCGCCCAAACCCACAATAGTTGCGCTGTCCAGCATAGTGCGCCCCATGCCTTTTAAGGCTTCTGGATCTGCTCCGCTGAGATCGTACATAGGTGGCGCAGACAGTTTTGCATAAGTTTCCCAAAAGCCAGCCATCAGACATTGCCCCCAGACAATTCACGCGCCAACACCTTGAGTGTCTCTGAGAACCCCTTATCCAGCTCTTTAGCGGCCATAGCGAACTTTTTGGGGGATATCTCACTAGACTTCAACCCACGCCTCTCCAAGAAGCTCTTAGCCGCTCTGATCTCTGCTTGCGCTACGCGCTTAACTGCCGCTCTCGCCATTATCATCTCCTACGCCTTGCAACGCGCCATACCCAACTGTACCAACTAGAGGCACAGAAAACAAATTTTCCTTCATCTGGCGCATTACGCCTTCTCTATATTCATCTTTATTTGGCCCAAAGTCAGTGTAAGTCGCTACAGGCAAATTGTTTTCCCTGAAGATCCGCATCACTTCTTCGTTTTCAGTAAGCTCTCTAGGAACCAGAGCAGTGTCAAAATCACTCAGGCTCATTGCATAATTTGGTTTTGCCTCAAAATACTTTGTCGGAGCGTTTTGCATAGTTTCACCAACACGGTTTAGGGCATCCCGAAGTGCAGGAATATCGTCCATAGATACGAAACCTTCAGACACAGCCGCTGTTTGAGCAATGTCTGAATCATTTCGCGCTATAGCTAAAAGCAGTTCATTTGCTGTCTCTACACCCATCATGCGCGTGATTGGCTCTTGAGTTACCACAAACTCGCCATCTTCATTTCTGGATCTGCGCGTTCTGATTTCTGTTTTCTTGAACTTATTTGTAAGATCATCGATCAAAGAAAATTTAACATTATGAAACGTGTTAAATAAGTCACCAAGAGGATCTGTTCTAAAATCTGGATTGTCTCTTTCATCAACAAAAATTTGACCTCTAGAATCTTTAACTTCATCAATACTTTGAAATGGTCGTGATGTAGCCGCTCGCAATGCGCCTGCATAGTTTTGAGATCCATATTCAGAAGCTGGTAAATACATTGGCCCATATGTGCCTTCACGCATATCTTTTAGGCTTGTTGATAATGTTGCTGGTCTGTCTGGCCTTGGACTTCCATCAGAATAATATGGATCTTTTGGAGGTAGCACTCGCCCTACATCTGCATATTCTGAAATGCCATCATATGCAGAAAGAAGTTCTTTATTATCGACAAGTCTTGCAGTGCGGCCATCACCTCTTAATGCTCTGCTTGCTGCTCCAAACAATTCGCCAAAGCTATCAAAATCTTTTGGGTCAACCAAATCAAAATCTATAGCAGCATTTACCATTCTTAAATCTAAGTCAGAATCTTCTAATGCTCCTGATGATAAGTATCTGGCAGTATCGTCTGCTATGTGACCAAAATTTATGTCTGCTTTTAGACGTTCTTTAAATTGTTTTGTATTTTTTATTTTTACTTTACTTTTGGGCTGTCTGCCTGTGTAAGCATCTGTCGGATAGATGTTCATTCTAGGGTTTAGCTTATTGGGGTCCATAATCAGGCTAATCTCGCCAAACTTTTGCAAGTTAGCTGGATCTGAAATACCAATAGATGGGCTGGGAATGCCGCCGATTTCATTTGCGGCCAATATACCTTCAAGGCTTGTATTATGCACTGCCATTAAAGGCGCGTTGTCTACTGTTGGTTCTGGAACAGATGGCATAATTCGAATTTGTCTTTGTAATTCTTGAACATTGCCTGCGCTTTCTCTTCCAAAGGCATCACGAATTGCCTCAAAAAAACCTTTGCTTGTGTCAATAACTCTTTCGCCAAGCTGACTAATCGCACCTTTTA